GAAATAAATCTTGACAAATCTTTGAATAGCGTTAAGATTAAGATCACAGAACACGAATAATTCTCCAAAAGCCCGGACCACCGGTAAAGACGACCCGTGCTGAGGAGGATATCTCACAATCTTACGTGAGGTATCCCTCTCGGTGCGGGTCTTTTTTTGTGCCCTGAGGGGGATCATGGCAATCTTCAAATCAAAAAAAGACGTAAAGAAACCGATCAAGAAGAAGTCTTCCGTAAAAAAAACAGCAAAGCAAGAGACCATTCCGAAAAAGAAGCCTGGACCGAAAACAAAGTACAATCCGTTGTATCATCCTGACGTAGCATATCGGCTTGCCCTTGAAGGTTTCATTGATGTTCAAATCGCAAAAGAAATCGGAATATGTAAAAAGTCCCTCTACAATTGGCGGAATAAATATCCAGAGTTTGATGCAGCAATAGCAAGAGGGAAGATTCTGCCGGATGATCTTGTGGAAAAAAGTCTTTTTCAGCGAGCGGTTGGTTATTCATATCCTGAAGATCATATCATGCAGCATCAAGGCAAACCTATAATAGTACACACAATTAAACATGTCCCACCTGAAACTAAAGCTGCCTTTATTTGGCTTACAAACAGACGCCCCGACCGCTGGCGTTATAAAATGGAAATTGACGTAAAACAGGAAGTAACCTTTATCCTTCCCGATGATCCCAGAGCAAAGCAGCTACTTGAATCATTGGAGGCTCCTATTGATAACAATTGACCTCCGAAAAAAAATGAATCCTGCCTTTCATCCTGATCTTTTTAATCAATCTCGATATCTCGTTGAATATGGTGGTGCCGGGTCGGGTAAATCGCATTTTTGTGCAGAAAAGCTATTATTTCGTTGTCTGACCGAAAGAAATCATCGTTTCGTCGGCATTCGTAAAACGACCCCTGCAATACGAATCTCATCCTGGACCCTGCTTAAAGACAAAGCGAATGATTGGGGCATTTCGTATCATCCTAATGAGCAAATAATGTCGATGAAGCTTGGAAAGAACAGTGAGATCTACTGCAGGGGACTCGATAAGGCCGAAAAACTTAAATCGATCGAGCGTGTGACTGGTTTCTGGCTCGAGGAACCGACCGAACTCAATAAAGATGATTTCATGCAGATAAATCTTCGACTTCGCGGAAAACTCCCATATTACAAACAAATATTATTTTCGTTCAACCCAATTTCTAAGTTGCTCTGGCCGTATAAGGTATTTTTCGAGCAGAAGAGGAAAGGTGCCTATACTCACCGCACGACCTATAAAGATAACATTTTCATCGATGAGGATTATGAGCGAATCTTGGAGGGCCTTAAAGACGAGGATGAGAATTATTACAAAATCTATACCCTCGGCAAATGGGGCGAACTTAAAGCGATCATTTACGATCGCTGGAGGGTTGAGGAGTTTGAGTTTGATAAAAATAACTACGATTATCTTCTGGGCGGTCTTGATTTTGGATATCCGAATCCCTCCGCATTTATGCTACTCGGAGTCAAAGACTGGCGAATCGATTTTATTGACGAGGTATACAAGGGACATCTTCTCAATTCTGAGTTGATTGAACTCACAAAGCGAGTTTTCGAACGTCATGCCCTCCAATATTGGGACGTGCCGATCTATGCTGACAACGAACCGGATCGTATTGCCGAATTTAATCATGCTGGGTTTGGTGTCGTCCCCGCACATAAGGGGGGACTCGTCCGAGATCAAATAAACTTCATTAAGCGATTCTTCCAACGAATACATCCTCGTTGTGACAACTACAGAAAAGAAATAGAAGTCTACAAGTGGAAAGAAGATAAACTGACAGGTGATATTCTCGATGAACCGGTCAAGTTCAGGGATCATGGGCTGGACGCGGGACGTTATCCAGTCTATTCGTTATTTTACGATCTTATTCAACAGCAAGAGGGACGGACACAGGAGCTTATACTCGGTGGTGAATCGTTTACGAAGGAGATAACCCATGCCTAAAGCCGATCGAGAGAAAAAGCTAAGGACACAAGCGAGAACTCATAACATTTACCATGCCGACGAATACGTTACAAAGCTTGAGGACCTCTCGGCCCGACTCGATGCCTATACAATCATTCGTAAATCGGGTTCTCAGGTTGGGGGTCTCCTTCGCGTGATCAAGCTTCCGATTCGCGAGGTAGAATGGGAAGTCGAGGGCGGCAAAGAAGAGATCCGAAAGTTTATCGATGACAATATTAATGTTGATCTTCATGGCGCCTGGGACGATTTTATTCGACTCGCGCTTACTGTGCTTGACTTTGGATTTTGTGTCTTCGAAAAAGTTTTCATGTATGATCGCAACTCTTCGAAATACAAATGGAAAAAGTTCGTATACCTTCCGCAGTCCACAATCAAAGAAATCGTTGGAGAGAAAGACGGGGGATTGAAAAAAGTAGTGCAATATGCGGCGACCGATACGGAGCTCGGGGAATCTTTGCAGGAGACTATCGATATCGGTTCTGATTATCTCCTCGTTTTTGTGAATGAGAAAGAAGGCGACTGGTATGGGAAATCGTTATTTCGCAACATTTACGGCAATCACCAAATCAAAGACGTACTCATGAAAATCGATGCAATCAAACATGATCGATTCGGGGTCGGAATCCCGTGGATGAAATTGAAACCGGGATATAAGAAAGAGGATGTATCGATTGCTACAGCTACAATGAAACAGATGAGATCTCATGAATATGCCTATATGATTATTCCCCCTGGGGCTGAAGATTTCGGAATATTATCGATGACAGGTAATGATGGAACCGCGGTGCTCAAAAGTATCCAATATCACGATGAACAGATGTCGAAAAGCCTGCTTGCACAGTTTATTGATCTCGGGACCTCGCAATCGGGTAATCGAGCATTGGGGGAATCGTTTATTAATCTATTCTTGATGTCGCTCAATGCGATAACAAAACAGGTCGAGCAGACATTTAATGAATACGCGATCAAACAGCTTGTCGATATCAATTTCGGTCCTCAGAAAGAATATCCTAAACTTACTGCCGGCCAAATTACTCTTAATAAGATTATGGATCTTGCCGAATCCCTCGAAAAGCTTACAAATAGCAAATGGGTTAAACCCATGCCGAAAGATCAGAATCAAATACGGAATGAGTTCGGATTGGCTCCCCTTGATGACGAAGAGCTCGAAAAAATAGAACAGCAACGCTCACAGATCCCGCCTACTCCCCCCCAGCCCCAGGTACAACAGCAGCCCTCTCCGGAAGCCACAGCCTCCGAGAGATATCTCAAGCCAGGTGATAAATATTTCCGTGAGCTCGTTGGTCTTGAAAAGCAAATCGATTTCATGGAATACGCGGAAAAGCTTGAGAACATGAAAAATGAGTTTATTCGCAAGCTCAAAAAGATAAGAGACAAACAGATTCGCTCCCTCGTCTATGATATTGTTGATGACGGAAAGCCGGTCGGTAAGGTGCGGGTACGCTATGCAGATCTCTTCGAGAAAGAGATCCAGGCTTATCAAGAACGTGCATTTAATATGGGTGTTCAGACGGTGCAGAAAGAGAAAAAAGAACAGCTCTCCGGTCGGGGATATGCAGAAAAGAATATCAAACTGTATGCCTTTGATCAGATTCCCTCGGATATATTCGACATGATGGAGGTCAACTCTGCGATTGGGGCGGAAATCATAAGCAATCGTACAAAGGCTCATGTCACCGACCTTTTTGTGACCTACAAAAATCAAGGGCTTTCAAATAAAGCAATCAAGGCGAATATCTTCAATGACACTATCGGGACCGGAGAGCGTGTCGTCGGGGCTGAGTTTGCACGGATCGTCGCAATGTGGGCGTTAGCGAGAGAAGAGGCCGCAAAACAGGATAAGGATGTCCAGGGCGGATTCTACTCGGCAGTGATGGACGGTCAGACATGCTCTGTCTGCATGGACGCTGACTCAAGTTATAATGCCGGGACCCAAGACAATCCGTATATGCTCGAGGAGCTGCCGGGAGCACCGAATCCGGAATGTGAGGGCGGGATAAATCGGTGTCGGTGTATACATGTATATCAATATTTTCGGGAGACTGGAATATAGGGGGGCGTGATGCCAAGTCCAGAAAATCATGTTTGTAGAATTAACAATGGCGATTATGTGCGATATCGAAGCGAAACGAGGGATCACAACGGGAAACCCTATACCGTGCGATTCGGAATAAAAAAGGATAACAAAGCGGAAGAGTACGAATATTTCTATGCAAAAGATAAATGGACACCAAGCGAGGCAAAATCTCATTGCCAAGGGCATGATGGAACATTTGAAACAGCAACAACTACAACGGAAAGGATCGCATCCGGCTGGGAGCTTGCAGAAACAAAAAAGGAATATCTTGTAATCCCGAAAGGGCAATTTTATCACCCGGAATACGGAAAACTGGATTTCGGGGATGCTTATATAGACGAACTTGTACGGAATTTTAACGATAAAGTACTGGGCAACACTATGCCGTTTGTTGATCAGGATCACGACGAGCGCGGTGCTGCCGGATGGTTCATCCGTCTGTTCAAAGCGGATGAGGGATTGATAGGCGAGATCGAATGGACGGAGGTAGGGATCGATCTTATTTCGAAAAAGATTTATCGCTACTTCTCTCCCTGGATGTCGACCTATACAGACCCGGAGACGAAGAAGACTCATAAAAACGTCTTCCGCGGTGGAGCGCTTACCAATGTGCCGTTTCTCAAGATGTTACCTGAAATTACGCTAACCGGAGAAAAGGCGACCGTAGTACAAATCAAACTATCAGAAATTACGGAGGATAATGAAATGATCGACAAATTGAAGAAACTCTTCAAAATCGAAGATGGGAAGGAATTGAGCGAGGAGGATGCGCTCAAGAAGATTGAGGAGCTTGTAAATGCCTCAGAGGAAGTCGAGGGCATAAAGAAGCAGCTCGGCGAGAAGGACACCGAAATCGAGAAACTGAAAAAGGACTTTGCTGACATGAAGACTGAACTCGATAAGGTCAAGGAAACGAAGGCAAGCGAAAAGGATGAGCGTTCCGATTTAGAGAAAAAGCTCGACGAGGTCTCCGAATCGAATAAGAAGCTTGCAGAAAAACTTATGCTCACTGAACGGGATGTGTGTATCGAAAAAGCTCTTTCAGATGGGCGGATGGAACCGGCGAAGCGAAAGTTCTACGAGGACCTGTATGTCAAATCGCCGGAAGTTACAAAGGCGGCAATAGAGCAGCTTCCTGTCGTTCTTTCCCTTACTGAAAAGGGCGATCCGAACGCACCAAAGGGAGATAAGAAGCTGAGCGAAGAGGAAAAGGCCGTTGCCAACAGACTCGGAATGTCTGAGGAAGACATGCTGAAATACGGCGACGAAAATTTCGGGGAATAAGGGGGTGTCGATATGTCTTTAACAGCAGACAAAGAATATAACACGATGGGGCACGTTGAACGCCTCCACATGAAGGGTGGGGACGCAGACACTCTCTATAAAGGCGCGATACTCAATATCGATGCTGACGGATATATGGAGGTCCCCACCGATGCAGCCAGCGTGATCCCCTTCGGTGTCTGTGTCAAACAGGTCGTAGAGGACGGGACACATCTTGACGTTGAGGTGGAACGCGGAATAATCGGGGTTGCGAAACGGACCCAGCAGGTGACGACCGTTACAATAGTCGACGGAGGTACGTTAAATGCCGATCTCGACGGCGAGTATTTCGATATCTATAACGGGACGGACGGTTATCGGGTATGGTTCGATGTGAATTCCGGCGGGAACGAGCCGGACGATGGAGGGCTTACACTCGTTGAAATCGATGTCACGACCGGGAACACTGAGGCTGAAATCGCAGCGCTTCTTGAAACTGCAATTGACGCTCTTACCGGAGTGTTCACTTCGACCGCATCTGATACGGCAATTGCAATCACAAGCGCGACGAAGGGATATTCGACAGCTCCGGCGAAATCGAGTACACTCGCGGACGGAACGGCGACGTTGGTTGAGACCTATATCGCCAGAGCGGTACAATCTGATATCGGCGAGATTTTCTTTGCAATCGCCGATGATGGTGTAGTTTATTCGACGGGCAAGTCAACCGCCGACATGCCTGCCGGCCTTTGTGTGGGATTCGAAAGTTGTGGGGTGTTGGGTAAGGACGCTGACATTCTGTACATCGATTTCCGGCGCAAGGCACTGAGCTAAAATCAGGAGGATAAAAACATGGCTCTAACAGCAGATTTAGAATATCAGACCATGGGAGAAACCGAGATACTTGCCATTCTTGCTGGTGCTGCGGATACGCTCTATAAGGGCGCAATCGTCAATATCGGAACGGATGGTTATATCAAGGTGGCTGCAGACGTGGCGAACGAGGTGCCGCTCGGTGTCATGAAGAAGCAGGTTGTAGCTGCAGGGTCCCATGCAGAGGTGTGCGAAATCGAGACCGGTATAATCCGGCTTGCACATACAGGAGCGGCACAAACAGACGTCGGGGCTTTCTTCTATGCGACAGCGGACGATACCCTTGCTGATACCGCAGTTAATGTCGGTCCGCTCGGTCTCTGTGTAGGATGGGAGTCCGGATATGTCTGGATCGACACGCGCATCAAGGCGCTGTCGTAATCAACAAGAGGAGATGAAAACATGGTTATAGACACAATAGCATTAACCAAGGGAATCCGGGCGGAGTTCAATAAAGCTCTCGTAACCGGAAAGGGCGGACGGTATGACGGCAGCTACACGAGGGCACCGTCAACCGCCGCTTCTGAAACATACGGGTGGATCGGACAGGTTCCCACGCTTCGTGAATGGGTTGGCGAGAAGAAAGTCAAGGGGCTCCAGGATCATGAATATTCGATCACCAATAAGGATTTCGAGGGAACGATTGGAGTAGATCGAAACGAGATCGAGGATGATCAGGTCGGAATCATCAAGCCGAGGATTCAGGATCTTGCCCTCAGAGCAAAGCAGTTTCCGAGCAGGCTTATATCGGACCTCGTGATCAATGGAGTGACCTATCTTGCGTATGATGGCTCGGCTTTTTTTGCTGACCGTACTGCTCCGAATGATAACTTACTGGCCGGGGCCGGGGTAACAGAAGCGAATCTTCTGGCCGATCTCGCAACGGCTCGCGCTGCCATGATGATGTTTACTGATGATGAAGGCGAAGTCATGGAGATCGAAGGTGATACGGTAATATGTCCCCCGGCGCTTGAGGTCCTTTTTATGAGGATCGCCAATTCTCAGGCTTTCGTGGGCGGTTCCGCGACCGTATCAGAGAAAAACGTCTGGCAGTCGATCATCAAGAATGTGATTGTCGATCCGAGGCTGTCGGATGCAACCGACTGGTACCTGGCAGCGATGCAGTACCCCTTGAAACCTTTTATTTACCAGGACCGGAAGAAACCGAAGCTCGTCTCGCTCGACAAGGATACTGATGTATCAGTGTTCATGCGGAAGAAGTTGCTCTATTCCGTTGAAATGCGCGGCAATGCTGGATATGGGTTCTTCCAGATGTGCGTCAAGACAGTCAACGGTTAATCAATTAACGGATGGGGGCTTCGGTCCCCGTCCCCAATATTGGAGGAAAAGATGAAAAGAGTAATATTTCGGTACACGAAAGGGCCAAAGGCCGGATTTGAGACCGAGTACAAAGAAGACGTCGCCGATATCCTTGAAAAACGCGGGGACGGCAAGATCATCGAACGGCCCAAGGCTATTGTCGTAAGTGAAAAACCCAAGGACTCCAAAAAGGTCAAGGAAGACGATATTCCCGAAGATTCTGAGGATTACGAAGAGCCTGAAGATTCCGAAGAACTTGAAGAAAGTGATTCCGAGGAATAGGGAGATGATCTGTGGCCTATACGACAATATCGAATGTAGTTGAAGCATTACCTCATCGAACCATCGACGACACAAGTGTTGTAAACTCTCTTGATGTCGGGAATCTTATCGAGATGGCAGACAAGATTGT